TGGCACCCCGCCCTTATAGCTCAGTGGTAGAGCAACTCACTAGTAATGAGTAGGTCGTTGGTTCAAATCCGACTGAGGGCTCTTAACTATCTGGAATTTCCAGATAGTTCAAATGTGTCTGTCGCCAAGTGGTAAGGCAGGAGTCTGCAAAACTCTTATCGTCAGTTCGATTCTGACCAGACACTCCTACTCCAGAATCGACTAACAGGCAGGTCAACACACTTTGAATGTGTTTGTCTAGGTTCGAATCCTAGTTCTGGAACTTGTCCGTGTAGCCCAACGGAAGAGGCACTATCTTGAGGGGGTAGGTGTTGGAGGTTCAAATCCTCTCACGGACATATGCTGGTGTAGCCCAATCGGCAGGAGGCAGCAGATTCAAAATCTGAACAGTGTGGGTTCAAATCCCTCCACCAGTACCATATCAGAGTAGCTCAATTGGTAGAGCAGTGGTCTCCAAAACTAAAGGTTGCGGGTTCAAGTCCTGTCTCTGATGCCTTGTCCTCTTAACTCAGTGGAATAGAGTAAAGGACGCTTGACATTCAATTGAATGTCATATATACTATTGATAGAGGTTAAGTCCCTGTTATATCCTTATGAGATATATCACACTTAATCCATCAAACACACAAACACACAGGAGTAAAAGAATGTCACCTTACGAACTACGATTTGAGATTTTTAAGCAAGCATATGCATTTGCTAACGATAAGTTTAGCATTGAGTATGATACTGCCCGTTGTTGGAATGAAAATTCTATGAATACGGTTAAGATGGATTATCCAGATTTTCCTACATATGAGTATATTGAGCAACTTGCAGAGAAAATCAATAACTTTGTAAGTTCTAAATGATAAAATAGGGTGATAACACCCTTTAAAGATAGATTATAAGGAAGGTCAATCCGATTGGTGACGGAACCGCTCTTGAAAAGCGTTGAGGTGTTAAAGCCCTTGGGAGTTCGACTCTCCCACCTTCCGTTGCTTCTTATGAAGCATAATGCCCTTGTAGCTCAGTGGTAGAGCAATGGTTTTGTAAACCATTGGTCGCAAGTTCAAATCTTGTCGGGGGCTTGACAGAATTTCGATTCTGTCTTACAATCAAATAATGCGAAATTAATTCAGCGGTAGAATGTCTGCCTTCCAAGCAGAACGTCAGGAGTTCGAATCTCCTATTTCGCTCCAGGGTGATTAACTCAGTGGTAGAGTTTCTCGTTTACACCGAGACAGTCGGGGGTTCGAATCCCTCATCACCCACCACGGGATGTAGCTCAACTTGGTAGAGTGCTTGATTTGGGTTCAAGATGTTGCAGGTTCAAATCCTGTCATCCCGACTTGGAGAATCTAAATACCTCCAAACACTACAAAATCATTATGTCACTGATTTCACAAAAAGACAGAACGATTGCCATTGAGGCACTAGACTTTTATCTATTCAATAAGAAATTTGATCTTACTGAAGAAAAAAGAATGGAACTTAATGCACTTCTGAATTGGATTAAAATCGAATACAATAAACATGAAAATTAATCTTTGGCACTGTAAAGAAATGAATCAATGGAGATGGACTTTATGTGAAGATTCTCGTCCAATTGTTAAACAAGAATCAGGTCAAAGAGAAAATTTACGAGATGCTATGAATGACGTAGTAAATACAGTTGAGTATTTAATGAATACTTGACATTCTTATTCCAGATGACCGAGCAAGCGAACGGGCCCGACTGTTAATCGGAGATTGGTAGGGGCAGTACCTACATCTGGAGTTTCTAACCTCTAAAATATTATAAATAATAATAAAGTTGGAGGTTAGAATGTCTGGTAAATCAGTTGTTGAATTTCGTCAAAGAAGAAAAAGATGGGCAGTTGAAGCATTTGGTGGAAAATGTGGTATTTGTGGTTATGATAAGTGTGTTGAAGCATTAGATTTTCACCACATAGACCCAAATGAAAAAGATTTTTCTATAACTGCATCTGTAGCAAACAGACAAGTATTTGTTGAAGAACTTAAAAAGTGTGTTTGTTTATGTTCTAACTGCCATCGTGAAGTTCATTCTGGAATTACAAAAATCCCAGATAATGTTCTAAAATTTGATGAAAGTTTTTCCAATAAACCTGTTCCAGAAAAACCAAAGCACCCTTGTAAAGAGTGTGGGAAACTAACAATCATTACTCAAACTTTTTGTTCAGTAAAATGTTCTCATAAAAGCAGAGAAGTTGTTGATTGGCCAACTAATCAAGAATTACAAAAATTAGTTCTTGAGAATGGTTATCGTTCTACTGGAAGAATGTTTGGAGTTAGTGATAATGCTGTTAGAAAAAGGTTAAATAAATTATCCAAATATCGTGGGGAAGTGTAAAGGTTGCACAGAAGTCTCATAAGCTTCAGGTTGGTGGTTCGATTCCACCCCCCGCCACCAAATGCCCATATACTCCAACTGGCAGAGAGGGTGGACTTAGAATCCATACAGTGTAGGTTCGACTCCTATTATGGGCACCTAGGGGTCTTAGCTCAATTGGTAGAGCATTTGCTTTGCAAGCAAGAGGTTAGGGGTTCGAGTCCCCTAGATTCCATTGTCCAAGAGGATAAGAAGTCTGATGTTTCGGACGGGGTTTCGATTACCCCCATCTCCATTACTTGGGGGTGCCAGGTTTCGACGGGGCATAAAGGTCTTATCTGTTGACGGGACAAGAAAACAAACGCAAACAAAATTGTTGCTTTCTCTCGTCAAACCGCATTGGTTTGAACTAAACGAGTGAGGGGGTTATAAGTTTCCTTCTTACCCAAAACTTACAAGGAGGTGTAATGCCTCCTATTTTTGTGCCTTGTGCCAATATAAGGACTGGCACAAGGCACTTGACATTCCGTCAAAACTTTGTTATGATGAATAAGTACTCGATAAAAGATCAGGCAGCAATACAATACATTTTCCTTTCAAGAAAACCCATAAAAACTGATCTTGTATTAAAGTTAATTCAGCAACACAACTTTGAATCTGTAAACTCAAAACAACATTAACTTGGAGAAAAAATTATGACTTTCCTGACCGCACTTGAAACTGAACTGAACACCACTGAAACTCTCAATGGTGCCAAAGCATATAAATCTACTCTCAACAAATGTGTAGACCTGTTCGGTAAAATCTCTGCCTGTCGTAATGACATTCCACAGGCACGGAAACTATTTGCTCACGCATATATGGAAGACCCTGAGACTGCGACTCGTATTCTCTTCAATGCCCGTGATATTCGTGGTGGGCAAGGAGAACGTGAAGTCTTCCGTAATCTATTCAAAGACCTTGTGAATGGGAATAGTGAAATTGCAACTAAACTTATTGAACTCATTCCTGTCTATGGTCGTTGGGATGACCTTCTAATTCTTGAAGGCACTGCTATCTGGGATAATGTTGTGGATGTTATCATCACGCAACTTGGTAAAGATGATGTTGCTCTGACCGCAGGGGAGAATGTTTCTCTGCTTGGTAAGTGGATGCCTTCTATCAATGCTTCTAGTGCTGATAGCAAACGTCTTGGTCGTGTGTTCGCAAAACGTCTTGAACTGAACGAACGTCAGTATCGTAAGTTCCTGACTGCTCTTCGTTTTCAAATTAAAATTGTGGAACAGAAGATGTGTTCCAAAGAATGGTCTGAGATTGACTACGAACATCTTCCTTCTCGTGCTGGATTTATGTATCGTAAGGCATTCGCAAAGCAGGATGCTACTCGTTACGCAGAATATTTGAGTGCCGTGGAGAAAGGTGATAAGAAAATCAATGCTGGAACCATCTATCCTTATGAGATTGTAGATAAGTATCTCTACAAAGGTGGCAGTCAAGATAAGACTATTGACCTGATGTGGGAGGCACTGCCTAACTATATGGAAGGTCAAGAACTCAATGGTCTTGTGGTTGCCGATGTTTCTGGTAGTATGATGGGAACTCCAATGGCAGTTTCTATCTCTCTTGCGATGTATATTGCCGAACGCAATACTGGTATTTGGAAAGATAAGTTCATCACTTTCTCTGAATCTCCTGAACTTCAATCCATCGTCGGTAATACTATCGGTGACCGTATTCGCAATCTTGCCAGTTCTTCTTGGGGATTCAATACTGACCTCAAAGCAGTATTTGAAAGTGTTCTGAATGCAGGAATCAAGAATAATGTTCCTGACGCAGAAATGCCTAAGAAACTTATCATTGTTTCTGATATGCAGTTTGACCAAGCGTGTAGTTCTAACAAACGCACCAACTTTGAGCAAATTCAGAAGATGTATCATAAGGCAGGATATGAGATGCCTGA